ATTCAAGAAAAAGACCCAACCTTTACTGAGGAAATGTATAGACAATATGCAACCTCGTATAATGCTAATGATTTATTAGGTTTGTTGGGGCATTATGGGACTTCAACCCCAAGTGTTGTTCCTTCTTTTAACAACTATTACCAAGATATTGGTGGAGGTTTTAACCCAGTTGATAACCTTACAATTCCTGGGGATACAACTTACACATTTTCATGGTATGTTGGTGATTCTTTTATTGGAGAAGGAGATATTATATTACTTGACATTTATAATGTAATAAATTGTGATGAGTATTTTTATACAACCTTACAGGTTGAAACAGCTTATGGGGCGGTTTTTAAACGAGATATGTTGTGTTATTATCAATTTGTATCTGGATTAGCATTACCCCCATGTGAATGTCCTGAGGGGGTTGATTGTTCTTCCCCATTTAGTATATTTTCTCAGGAAACTTTCTACCCAGATGTGCCAGATTATTTCTACCAAACCCAATATGCCACTTGGGACTTAAACCAAGACAATTCTATTGATACTCTAGATCTTCTTCTTTTACTTAGTGGGTATGGGGGGTAAAATTTAAAATAATTTTACTTAGGAGGTTTGGTTTCTGCCAAACCTTTTTGTATCTTCACGGTATGAAAATATTTAAACATTATTACGAGGCCGTAATGCATTGCGGTGAAAAGGGTGTTAAAGGATACCGAGTTAAAAAACATCAATCTCGCCCCAATACTACGTTTAATTGGTATGCAATTGATAAAAAAGGAAAACCAGTAAAATGAATAGAGAAGAAACCAAATTAGCAATAAAACTTACGACTGAACAGCGGAAACAAGCTGACGTTATTGAGAAGTATTTATTGGATAACCATACAGACATATATTGTAGAACAAAAAGAACCCATATAAAAGAATGGGTATTAAAACAAAGATGAGTAAATTAGAACAGCACAGAAAAACTTGGCAAGGCAAAAGTGACGAGTGGATGTATGAAAGACTTGCTCTTGAATTAACACAAAAGGTTGAAGCAATACACAAGCTACTTGCAGAGAATAAGGAACTACGTTTAGAACTAAACCAAATGAAAGATGATAAAAGTTGATAAGTTTGATAAACTATTTCTATCTCAGATGCAAAGAGATGCATACACCTTTCATGTTGGTGACAATAACTGTAGGGATATTAAGGTTGGGGACGATATTGAAATAGATGGTATGGTTGGCAAGGTGGAGTCCTTGGAATGGTTTGTAAAAATGTTTAATGGACTAGATGGTAAACCATTAAAAGGAGATAATGTAACAATTTTAATAAACCAAAACAAAGATGAGTAGAATCAAAATACAAGTACTAGACCCAACAGGTATTCCAATACATGAAATTGAAACAAAGTATCCGAGTGACCAATTAGATAGATTTCTAAGTCAAAATAGGATAGTCATTATTAGTGATGAAGAGACAATTCATTATGTCTCAAAGGAACATAGATGGAATCCATTAAACCAAAACAAAGATGAGTAAGGAAAAACTTGTTGGTATGATATGTAAAAAGAGGTTGCAAACTCTTGAGGAGAACCACCCATTTTTTGGAATAAAGAAAGTCCTCACACCTAAATTCATTTTTTAAACAAAACAAAGATGAGTAAAGAAATAGAAAATATTTTATTTGATGTATATGAAAAGGGTGTAAAACAAGAAGATTGTGACCTAACAGGAGTATATGAGAAATTGATAAAACTATTAAACCAAAACAAAGATGAAACTACCTAAATGGAAATTAAAGTTAATGGAAGACTTAATCAAAGGTAAAGTTGCTTTAGTTAAAACTAGAATGGGTTATCAATATAAAACAAAACAAAGATGAATATAGAAAGATATAAAGAACTACGCCAACAATGGCTAGACCGTTTTAGTGAAATGAATGCTTATGATATAGATTTGTTTTCTTTTATTAAAATGATGGGACACCCCCTTGTTTTTGACTCAGAGCTACGTGAACTTGCAAAACAAGCAGATAAAGATGATGAATAAAGTAGAACTCTTAGGACATTACGGGTCAGATATAACTCATGCCCAATCAGCGTGGACATCCACTAGTAGAGACTTAACCGAAGATAAACTAAGTCGAGTAGATAAACTACTTAATATGTTGGCTTCTGAGGGTCATCATACACCATTTGAAAAATCCTCACTTCACTTTTTAGTAACAGTAGATCAAGCAACCCATATCCACTTACTTAAACATAGAATTGGAGTATCAATTAATGGTGAGTCGGCTCGCTATAAAGAACTAAAAGAAGATAAAACTTACATCCCGGATGATTGGCCACGAGAGTGGGAAGAAAAACTCCTTGATCTTTCTCGGGTAACAAACATGGCATATCATGAGTGTATAGAAGCATTAGCTCCTGTGGTGGGTAGGAAACGAGCTAAAGAATCAGCACGTTTCTTTAAAATGTTTAATTCTCAAATTACAATGGATGTTACGTTTAATTGGAGATCATTTTATCACTTCCAACAACTTAGAAACTCAGAACATGCTCAAATTGAGGTAAGAGAGTTAGCTCAAGAAATGTTAGATATTGTAAAGAATTTAGAAGGTAACCCTTTTGAAAAAACTATTGAAGCATTTAAATTATGAGAGGAAGACCATCCACAGTACCCCCCGTGGCTAAATTAGATTATATTTTGGATTTTGACACTATAACTTATACTTTTAAAAATGGTAGAATGGTTATGTCTGAAGTTAAAGATGATCCAAAAGACCCTCATGTAATATTGGAAAAATATGCAAAGAAGATTGATAAACTAAAGGAACCTGTGTATATTAATGGGAGGAAAAAGAGAATAACTAAAGCAGATAAACTTGAATTGGGAAAACTCCAATCTAAGTATGATGAATTGCATTATAAGTTATGGCCTGAAGACAAACCAAAAAGAAAATATAAAAAGAATAAATGACAGGATCACAATATTGGGCAGGTAATGATTTTTCTGCGTTTGAATTAGTATCTTACCAACGTAGTATAGCAAATTTTATAGAAATTTTGACGGGGATTAATATCCCCGTTACTTATGCTACTAAAGGTGATTCAAAAACCGATGGGAAGTCTGTAGTTATATCATCGGATATCAATAAAAACACACTAGATTCAGTGGTGGGGTTGGCTCTTCATGAAGCTTCCCACATTCTTTTAACAGATTTTGATCTTGTCCAACAATTTTCCACAAAAATATGCAAAATTACTAAAACTAACATGACCCATGATGATATTAAGTTATGTTTTATGTTATTTAATTTTGTAGAGGACAGGAGAATTGACCATTTTGTGTATTCTACATCACCTGGTTACAGAACATACTATGATAAGATGTACGAGAAGTATTTCTTTAGTGAAAGCGTTGATAACTTGCTTAGGGAATCATATAAAACCCCAACTAAGGACTCATATCTGTGTAGAATCATTAACCTTTTTAATAAAAACAACGATTTAAACACATTACCTGCGTTAAAAGATGTATATAATGTGGTTGATATAACCAATATTGATCGTTTAAAATCCACAAGAGATTCGCTAGATATTGCGATAGAAATATATAATCTAATAAAACCTCATATTATAGAAAATGATGATAAGGTTACTGAAAATGAGAATTTAAAACAACAAGAGAATTTTATAAAGGGTCAAGTTAAAAAGAATAATCTATCCAAAAAGAAACAACAACAAATACAAAAAATTGCTAAACTTAAGTTTAAAAGAAAAAGTATTGATGGTACTAATATCTTGGATCTTAAGTTAGACCACAATTTATTAAAATCTGTTGGGTTGGGGTGTATTGATTTTAAACCATCCACACAGGAACAAAAAATATCACATATTAATGAAGGGGTTAGGTTAGGAAAAAGACTAACCAAAAAACTTCAATTATTAAATGATCCACAACAGGAAAAAGTTTCATACAAAACAAGAGGTCAATTAGATATTAAACGATTGCCCTTATACTCATCTGAGAATAATATTTTCCATACTATAAGTCAACACCAAACACAACAAAATGATTTTCATCTAAGTGTGGATTTGAGTGGTAGTATGAAAGGTCCAAAGTTTGTAAGATCTTTAAAGTTAGCCGCTGCATTATGTTATTGTAGCCTAAAAATAAAAGATTTTAATTTTAGTTTATCTTTTAGAACCACGAACACTTATGGAGAAGAAGCTATTCTAATAAATGCTTTTAATTCTAGAAAAAATTCTCTAAGAGACATTTATTTACTTAAGGGATTAGAACCACTAGGAGGAACACCCGAAGGAGTATTATTGGAACATGTTTCTAAAAAGCTACCTAAAAACAGCTATATATTCAGTATCACAGATGGGGCTCCTAATTACAAAAGTTCAGTTGTAGAATCTTCCATTCATACTAAAAAATGTGTAAGTCGGATAAATAAAGCGGGATATAAATTGGTTTCTTTCTTTGTTAAGGGAACCTATGATAAAGAATCTGCTTATAAGAATTTCGTTGAGACTTACAAGAAAAATGGACATTTTATTGATATAAATAATATAAATGAAGTGTCAAAATCCATCAATAGTATCCTATTAGATAAGGTTTCTTAATTTTTTTCATATGTAGTATTGAAATTTTAATATTAATAAAATGGATAAATACTCTATTATCGAAGCTTTAAATTCTATTATTGACGGTATCGGGTACGAAGAAATATCTTTATTAGATACCCAACATCAACTAAAAGAATTAGTTGATGACATTAATGAAAGTCTAGAAGATGATTGGGACGGAGATTTTCTTAATGATTTTGAATAATATCCATTACTAAATCTTATCTTATGGCTCAAAAAAGAGTTAAAAAAACTACAAAAAAAGTAGCTGAAAAAGTATCAGCTGTAAAAAGAATAATCAACGCTGTAAAAGCTTGGTTATTAGCAAACGGGGTAGAAGGTATTCTTGGTGTTATTGCCGGGGTTGCCCTCTGGATTTTTGGTTACAAAATTTATGCAGGTTTTGCATTTGGTGTGTTTGCCACACGTAACTGGGATTTTATAAAAGGATGGGTACTTAAATTATTAAACAAATAATATAGTGATAAATTTATTTATTTGAGGGGCCTAGTGCCCCTCTTATATTCTCAAATACTCCTAAAAATGAAATTAATTACTTTTATACTTATTTTTTGTAGCACTATAACTACATACTCCCAATCCATTATGTCATTCTATGATAAAGAGCCATATGCTACTGTTGAAAGTAAAACAAAAAGACAAAAATGGGCTGATGTAGAAGTAATTGCTGGGACTGTTTTGGTACTTGGGGGTACCTACCTTTATACACAAAATAAATTTCATACACAAGGTGCCTATATCCCCTGTTTTGTAATAGGGGGTGTTTTAACCATAGAAGGAAGCCGCATGTTGGTTTCTATAGGGTCTAAACAAGACAGATATATTACCAGATATGTAAGGAGAAAACAAAGATTTAATAAAAGGAAGAGATAAATTTTAAAGAATTAAGTTTTTGTGTATTTTTTAATATTTATCATCAAAACGGTTTTACTTAAAATGTTTAATTAAAGGTAAAATCGAACTATGAGTTGTCATACATTAGAGGAAGTAAAATCAGCCGTTTTATCAAAAGGATATAAATGGTTTGAAAACGGAGATTATAACTTAAACTTAGTTGGTATCCGTAACTCAGAAACAGAAAACTTAGTAACCAACAAATTTGATGATTGCGTTACTGTATCATATAAAGTCGATGGAGAGTGGAACTTCCATTGCTTTAAAGCAACAACAGACCCAGGTACTCACTGGACTGAAAATCTTTTAAATGAAAACGGTGTTGCTATTCTAGTTCCAGACCAATATAGAGGTTCTCACACAATTGGTCTTCACCAAGGTAAATACAAAGCCCTCAAACAACAGAAATCAGTAAAAGTATACAGAGATAAAAATAAAGATGATGTATACGATTTACTTGAAGAAAACATTCATGAGGGTATCTATGGTATAAACATCCATAGAGCAACAGCACATGGAGAGTCAAAACAAGTTGATAAATGGAGTGCTGGATGTCAAGTATTAGCCAAAACAGCGGATTTTAATAAGTTAATGGAATTAGCTCAAAAATCAGCAGATATGTATGGTAATTCATTTACTTATACACTAATCGAATCAAAAGATATATAAGTTTGGATTTACTCAATTGAGTTAAAATCCATATGTTTATTAATAAAGGTTTCATTCTAATGGTTTTTACCCACAGGATGGAACCTTTTTGTAGTTTATAATTAAAAGTTAATAAAATAATGGCAAAAGAGTTAAATGAAGACACAGGGTTTAAGGTTAGTGTAAAAACCCTTGCAGGTATAGGGGTAGCGCTCGCTACTATTATTGGGATGTGGTTTACACTTCAGGCAGATATAGCAGAAGCTAAAGCACTCCCATTACCACCAGATCCAGAAATTACTAGAATGGAGTTTGATATGAAGGACCAATTAGTCCGTCAAACAATTATGTCAACCCAAGAGGACGTTACAGAACTCAAGGAAGATCTTGATCGTATTGAGGCAAAAATAGATAAATTAAAATAAAATGAAATATTTAGTTACAATCCTACTGTTTCTTCTATCTGTATCAACTACCCCAACTTCAAATTTAGAAGAAAAACCCAATTTATGTAATGACGACATTTGTGTAATCCAGTTTAATGCTGGGTTTAATTCTGCAAATGAGGTAAAATGGTTAGATGAACTAACAGATTGTTCTACTACAACAGTAGACATTATGAAAGATCCAAATTTACCACAAGATTATAAAATAGTAGTTGTGCCCACTATCTTAATTTTAGAAGATGGCGCTGAAGTAGCGAGGTTCCAAGCAAATATTATGATGTCTATGGAGGCTACCCAGCAAGAAGTTCAAGAATCCATAGATGAAATCATAATGAGCAAATTTTAATGAAACATTTACTAACTACCCTCTTATTATTTATTGGTCTTACAGCATTGGCTCAGCCAGCTTATTTAGATCTTTTTATTCAATTTGATAATTATCCCCAGGAGAATAGCTGGACAATTCAAGCTATATCCCCAGATCAGGATACTTCATTAGTAGCACAAAATCCCAGCTATAATTTTCCTGTGTTTCAAAATGGCACTACTACCGAAAGAATCTTACTCCAGGCAAATACTAATTACATATTTACTATGTTTGATGAATTTGGAGATGGGATATGCTGTGAATACGGAGAGGGATTTTTCTCCGCAGGTAATGATTGTCAGGGGCCAATTTTTGGAGATCCCCTATTTGATTCTGGCGAAGTAAGTTATGATTTTGTATTGCAACCATGCGCCTTGCCTGTTTTTGATGTAACTTTTCAATTAGATTTAAATGGTGCCCCAGAAGAAATAATTAACCCAGAAATTAATGGTGAATTTAATGGGTGGTGTGGTAATTGTAATACTATGCAAGATGATGATGGGAATGGTATTTGGGAAACTACTATATCCTTACCTGAAGGTACTTATCTTTGGAAATTTTCCTCTAATAATTTTCAGTTTCAAGAATCACCTGCTGGGGTTAATGAATCTCCTTGTTTTTTTCTTGACCAAAATGGATTTGTTAATAGAACACTCACAGTAGGAGCAGAAGATGTGGTCTTACCCCCATATTGTTGGGAATCATGTTTACCATGTGGAGGAATTCCTGGATGTACCGATCCAAATGCTCTTAATTGGAGCCCCTGGGCTAATTTTGATAATGGTTCCTGTATATCTCAGACAGTAGAATGTGGGATTAGTGAAACTTTAATTGAAATAATAGTAACTCCTGATAATTTTGGTGGAGAAACTAGTTGGATTTTATATGGAGATAATGGGGGTATAGCCTCTGCCCCAGTAGGTACCTATGCTGGTGCTGCTCCTGGTATTCCTATTACAACTGCTATTTGTGTTCCTATTGGACAGCCTTATGACATTGTAATAGAAGATTCGTATGGAGATGGGATGTGTGGTTCATGTTCTACAAATAACCCAAGTCTTATTAATGGTAATATAGTAATTTTAGATTGTAACGGAGATGAATTGTATAACACACAAGATCAATACCCTGATGGGAATTTTGGTTACATAGGAGGTTCTGAGCAATTTATCCCTGCAGTATGTACAGAAATAAATGAAATTATAGGTTGTACAGATCCAAATTACATAGAATATAACCCCGAAGCTATTATAGATAATCCATTTGAATCATTTTGTCAAACTCCTATAGTTTATGGTTGTTTAGATGATACTCAATTTAACTACAACCCAGAAGCAAATACTGAAGATGAAATAATAGTCTGTGATTTTACCTTAAAAATTACAGATGGTGTAGGTGATGGTTGGTTTGGTAGCTGGTTAGGAATTTATCAAGAAGGTTGGGTTTCACCTCAATATAAGATGGGCCCTGATGATGGTTTTGAAGAAACATTTAGTGTTCCTTTAAATTCTGTAGATGGTACTAAAATTTACTTCTTTGTTACCCCACAATCAATCAATTCAGCTCAACAATGTGGGTTTACATTAACAAACCCAGAAGATGAAGTTATCATTGATATTCCTTTCTTTAATATAATTCCTTTTATAAATGAAAGTGGGTGGTATGTTTATGAAATTGAACCTTATTGTGGTAATTCTTGTGAACCATACATTTATGGGTGTACAGATCCTACAGCAGTTAATTTCTTAGAAGAAGCTAACACAGAAGATAACTCTTGTTATTATACTCCTGGATGTACTAGTGCTGGTTATTTGGAATATTACACTCAAGGATTTGAAGCTGATTTTGATAATGGTGATTGTCAAGTATTAGCTGTATTTGGATGTACTGACCCAGATGCCTTAAATTTTGAAGAGACAGCAAACGTAGATAATGAAACTTGTGTTCCTAAAATATTTGGTTGTACTAATGAGTTAGCATTTAACTTCAACCCACTTGCTAATACAGATGATAATTCATGCATTCCTATTATAGAGGGATGTACAGACCCAACTGCACTGAATTATAATTTAGAAGCTAACACTGAGGATTTTAGTTGTGTACTTCCTATTTTAGGGTGTACTGATCCCGAATCTTTTAACTTTAATCTATTAGCTAATACAGATGATGGGTCTTGTGAAGAAGTAGTATTTGGTTGTACTGATGAAACTGCTTTTAACTATGACCCACTAGCTAATACAAATGTTGGGTGTGAGTCATTTATTGAAGGTTGTACTGATAATGAAGCTTTAAATTATAATCCACAAGCCAATACAGATGATGGTTCTTGTATAGCTGCTGTGTTTGGTTGTACTGATGCTACAGCATTTAATTATGACCCATTAGCCAACACAGATAATGGATCATGTGTAGAAATAGTATTTGGTTGTTTAGATGAAACAGCATTAAATTATAATCCTTTGGCTAATACTGATAATGGATCTTGTATTCAAATAGTAGAGGGTTGTATGGACCCGTTAGCACTTAATTATAATGAATTAGCTAATGTTGAAGATGGTAGTTGTATAGATGCTATTTATGGTTGTACTGACTCAACAGCATTTAACTATAATGAATTAGCAAATGCTGATAACGGAACTTGTATAGATGTGGTTGAAGGTTGTACAGACCCAACAGCATTTAACTACAACCCAGAAGCCAACACTGAAGACTTTAGTTGTATTGAAATAATATATGGTTGTACTGATCCTCAAGCAGCTAACTATGATGAAGAAGCAAATACCGATAATGGTACTTGTGAAACTGTATATGCCAATTGTGTGGATTCAGTAGTTGAAACATACAACTTACTAGGTTTTCAAAATGAATGTTTTGCTTGGGTAATTGATGTTAGCCCAAGTTGTTGTAGTAATGAATGGGCTGATGGTTGTCAAACATTATATAATTACTGTGATGAGAATACAGTTACTAATATAAAAGAATTTAGTGAAACACAAATAGTTGTATTCCCTAACCCAACAAGAAATATAATTACTATAGCAAGTAGCTTGCGTATAAACGCAGTTCTATATAATTCCATAGGACAGTCCGTATTACAAGAAACTAACGTAAATCAACTTGATTTAAGTCAATTTGAGGCAGGTATTTATAACTTGATTCTAACATATAATGATCTTAAGTTTACTAAAAAAATAGTTAAGCAATGAAAAAACTTTTAATTACCTTAATCTTATTTTGTTGTATTCCATTCTTATCACAAGCACAACAGCTTAAAGATTGGGGTAAAAAACAACTTAAATTTGCTACCTTTTATACAGCAGTAACAGGTAATAACTCACTAGCGGATGTAAGTGTTTATTCTATAAACCCATATAGTGGTATTTTAGAAGAGAACATTGAATCTACCCCCTTTGATTATACTTTTGCTTTTGGTGTTAGAAAAATTGCTCGTTTAGATTATGAAAACAGAAAAAATGTGTTCTATGATGGTACCGAAACCTCAGTTTCGGATGCAGCTACTGTAGGTAATGTAGAGGGTTTAGAGTATCTATTTGAGTTTGATTATAAAAGACAACAAGGAAGAAAATTTGTTGATCAACAACACTTCTTAAGATATGTACATGATCATTGGATCCTGAAAGTGGAATATGTTCAGGATGGGTTTGCCGATCTAAAGTATTTTGAATCTTCACAACGTTATAGATACAACATAGCTAAAGAATTTTCATTAAATGCTGGTTTAGTTCAACGTTTCTCTGAACCATATGGGTTTGATCCTTTAGATGGTTTAGTAGGAGCTGATTTTACTAACATAGCTATTGATCAAGGATACACTACTAATTTTGAAGGAGAATGGGTTAACCCAGAAGGTGAAATAATAGCTGAAAATAATATAGTGTGGAATGCAGTAGCACTTCCTAATGTATTGAATGAGTATGTTGAACAAGAAAGAGAAACATTACCTAACCAATGGAACTACTCATTAGTAATAGGATATGATTATTATCATTACACTAAAACATTTTGGTTCCATTCTTGGGCTAGTGTATTACCACTCCACGTAAGCACTAAAAATGAATATTCATATTCTAATTTTATAGATGGTAATACTTGGTTTGACTACACAGGTGGTTTAATTTTAGGATGGCAAGTAAATAAAAGATTAGGCCTCTTTTCAGAGGGAAAATACCATAAGTACTGGAATCGTACATGGCATGATTTTTCAGTTGGTTTTAATTATAGAATAATTTAAAACAATACAATTATGGCATTCAAAGATATTTTTAAAGACGAAAACGACATTAACGAAAAATCTGTAGTAGGATTTTTAGCATTTGCAGTAATGACTTTATTTGCTTTTGTAGATCTTGCAACAGGCTATTTCGGAAAAGATCTTGTTATTAACGAACTAATTTACAACTCATTTGTTTTTGTAACTTTAGGTTGTTTTGGGATAGCAGGAATAGAAAAATTTGCTAAAAAATAATGTACGAATATAAAGCAATTGTAGATAGAGTAGTTGATGGTGACACAATAGATGTCACCATTGATCTCGGATTCAAAACATGGAAAAAAGTACGTGTTAGAATGGAAGGAATAAATACCCCAGAGTCTCGAACAAGAGATAAAGAAGAAAAGAAAAAGGGTTTAGCCGCTAAGGATAGACTAGTAGAAATTTTAGAATATAATAACAATGAATGTATTCTTAAAGTTTCGGGGATAGGAAAATTTGGAAGAGCTATAGCCATAGTTTTAGTAGAATCTCTTTCCCCATTAAACGGAGAAGATGGAATTACTCTTATAGATGTAAATAAACAACTAATAGAGGAAGGACATGCTGTTAGTTATGATGGAGGAAAAAGATAATTCTTAGTTCTTTTTATATATTTATAATAAAATACCTTAACATACCCACATGGCCAACGATAATTTTTACGGATATTCAAATAAAAAGCCAGAATTAACATTACCAAATGGTAATATTGACGCTGCATTTGAAAAAATCAACCCATACGAATTCAGAAAAGGAATGGATTACGAATTAACTAAAATGGGTTGTAGAAATCTCCATTCATCTACTCCTAAGCAACGTGAAAACGCAACTACTATCGTTCTTAAAAAATTGAACGAAATGGGTGGTTATTATTCAAATATGATTGCTTACGAAACTGAATATAGAGGTAGAGAAGATAAACCTAGCTTTAAGAAGTTCGTTGAAGGTATGGCTGATCATGGGATGAAAGAAGTTGATAAAGAGTTTAAATCCGATAAAATGGAAAAAATTAAACTCAAAGAAGCTATCAGTAAAATGGTTAAAGAGGAATTAAGAGAAACAAAATCTACTTATAATGTGCCTCCTACATTCCCTATGGATGATGGTTATACAGATTTAGATTATAATAAGATTAGAGCATATATAGCTACTAAAAAGGGACAAGATTTTGCAGATGATTTTATGGATACGTCCAATAAGGGTTTTTATGAGAATGTTATAGCATTTCTAGGTATGAATGAAGACCCAACAGATGAGGAAGTATTTAATTTTGTGGATGGAGAAATCGAAAAAGATAGAACTATTACTAGTGATGAACTTTTAAATATTATAAAAGATAATCGAGCAGCTTTAGACATGGATCCTAACCTTGGTGGTGATATGGTACAATTATTTATTAAATTCGGAGATAAAATCCCACAAGCAGAGGTTGATAACCTTTTACGTTTTTTAGAAGAAAATAAAACCCAAAACCCAAATAAAATGACCAAAAAAGAATTAGACAAAATGATCAAGGAGGAGCTAGATGCTTACCTTCGTGAAGAAGACGAAATTGAAGTTGATGTTGAAGACGATGCCGAAGGTGGTGAGTCAGAAGACGTACTTCGTAAAATCTATGACATGCTAAAAGACATGTTTGAAGGTGAAGCAGAAGCCGAAGAAGTAGAGGATGAAATGGAAGACGAGGAAGAAGATGAGGAAGAAATGGATGAGATAGAAGAAGGGATGAAAAAAGATGAGATGGAAGAAGAGATGAAGAAAAAAGATATGGAGGAAGAAATGAAAAAGGATAATAAACTCCAAGAAAGATTCCAAAAATTAGCTAATATAGTTAAAGGCTAATAACCCAAACAAAATTTATGTCAAGAATTGACACTGATAAAATTCTGGTCGAATGGGCATATAGATGTCAGAAGGGGTATCCTGATATGGATAACCCCTCTGATGTTCATATCCTTAAACAGATCCTAAAGGAAAATAATATTGAGTTTCCTGGTATTGTTGTTGAACAAGAGGAAGAAGAAGAAACATTTACTAAGGATGATATCATTAAACTAATTAATTCATCAGAACTTACACCATCTCAACTTAAGCGAGTCTATAATGCTGTTGATGGGGTTGCTTCAAAAGAAGCTATTGATGATTACTTAGACAAGGTTGCTAAAGAATCAAACATTTCTACAGATCAAATACTCAAGTTTAAAAATCTTCTCAAAACTGAAGGTATAGAAAAGGAATTTGTTGAGTATATTAAAAACCCATCTTCATTTGATATTACAAAATCTAATTTTGTAGACCAAGTAAAAGATATTCCAAATGATAAACTACTCACATTATATGAAAAAATGGGTAGTGCTATTGTTGGTAACGTATCTATTGGTCCTGGTGAGGTGTTATTTTCAATTTTATTTGATAATACTAAGAAAAGAGACTCAAAAGGAGACTTAGATGTTAGTGGTAAAAATGTTGAATTAAAAGCATCCACTAGAGGAGCAGGTGCTGTTATAGCTAAGGGTTATAACAGAGGTAATTGGGCAGATACCAAACGTAAAGGTAGATTTGCAGAATTTGTTAGGGACTTAGGAATGGAAGAAGAACCAACTCAGGATGCTTTAAAATATCTTGAGAAAAAAATTAAATGGCCAACTAAACTGTCTCTAATCTACGATAATTATACTGATCAAGAAGAATTTGATAAACAAAAGTTTATTGATGGTATTGAAAAAATCTTGAGTAGGATCTATTCAAAATCTTCATGGTATCCTAATGGGACTCACTTTAATTTAAATTCATATTTTACAGACACCGATTTCGATGAAAACTCATTTATTATTGATTTAACTAAAGAATTAGTTCAAGAATATATAGATCACGAAGGGTTTGATGGATTACTTTTTTCGGATAAAAATGGTAATATTACTTATTTGGAAGAAGATAATATCATAAAAGGAATTGGAACTACTATTAAAGTGTCTGGACCATCTGATGATGTCCCTCGTTTATCATATAAAGTAAAATAAATTTGGATTTTTAAATCCCCCTTTTTACCCCATTTTCTGTGGGGGGGGGGTGAGAGGTCGAGACGGTCCGTTAAATTGTTATATGGAATTAAATTCATTCTGGGATTCCGTAGAAGAGAACCCATTCACCATTTTCTTAGATTATATCTATAAACAGATAAATCTCCATATTTCCTCAAACCACAAACAAATTTTACTACATTCTTTAATGGAGATAGATGCTCTTACTAAAGAGAATCTAGATAAACTAGAAACCATAATGGAAGAAGCAAATCAAATTAAAAAAAATTTGGTTTCCGGGAGATAATTTATTACAATTAACTATATTAAAAATAAAACTATGGCAAGATTTAAACAACAAGCTCAAACAGCTTACGATCGCTTAGAGAATTCAGTGTCTACTCTAGAAAATTTTATTAAAAGAGGTCAAAACGCTGAAGCACTCCAATACATTAAAGATGGTCAATTCAAAGATTGTATGGATTATCTTCAAAATATTATTGAAATTGAGGCGGATGGTAATTTTCAAAATAAAACAGGATTTTTAGGATAAGATGATTCCAGCAGAACAAATACAACAAAATTGGGATCGTTTGATCCAAGTTATAGAACATTACATTAAAGATGATCGTAAAGATGAATTAATTTCACTTTACAACGATCATAAAGAACGTATCATGATGGCTCCGGCGTCAGCTAAAAACTGGCACCACTCAGCATTTCCAGGTGGTTATGTTGATCATGTTTTAAGAGTTATCAAAGGTGCCCTTAAACTCCAAAATTTATGGACAGAAATGGGTACTGTTGATAATTCATATACTGAAGAGGAGTTGGTGTTTGCTGCTATAAACCATGACTTAGGTAAAATAGGTTATGATCAAGACAATGCTGAATATTATGTGCCTAACGATTCAGATTGGCATATTAAAAATCTCGGTCAGGTTTATAAGTACAACACCAACATCCCTTCAATGAAGGTTCCAGACAGATCTTTGTTTTTACTCCAAAGTAGAGGAATCAAAGTAACTGAGAACGAATTCTTAGCAATCAAATTGCATGATGGGATTTACGACGAGGCAAATAAGTTCTACTTTATGGCAGGACAAAAAGAAACTCGTTTACGTACTCACTTACCACTTCTTTTACACCATGCGGATCACATGGCATCTCAAATTGAATTCGAAATGTGGGTAGGGAATAACCCATTTAATGATATTCAGAGAGCAAAAACCAAACCTGTAAACGCTTCAAAAGCGGATAAAACAACACGTAAAGCCAAAGCAATCAAAGTAGAAAACAACCCAAGATTAACAACAGCTACATTGGGTGTTATTGATTCATTTTTTAACGACGACGACGAATGATTGGATTAACTATAGCATGGGTACTCGTAACTATTATGGTATTTGTAATTACCATAATGGCTTACGGTATTCGTAATTTACTTAGAAAAAACGAGTCACTAGAGGATTTTGTTGCCTCTCAAAGTGAAATGATTGAACAAAGTAGTAAACGACTTGATGAAATTGATGAAAAAGGATTTTTTCGTGCTGACGATGAGATTGGATGGTTTTTTTCTCAAATAAAAGAAATCCAAGATAGCTTAAATAACTTTAGATTAAGATAGAATGGGGAGAAAAAAATCAAAAAAGAACTATTTTACACAGGATACTGAAAATGCTATATTAGAATATTTAGCATCTGAAGATCAAGCCGAAAGAAACAAAATATTTAATGATCGTATTTACTACGCATTATATAAACTCGCTGAAAATCTCATCCACACCTTCAAATTTTACTATACAGAAGTAGATGATTTAGAGGATCTAAAACACGAGGTTATTACATTCTTATTAGAAAAACTATCTTATTTCGATCCAACAAAAGGATTTAAAGCATATTCTTATTTTTCGATTGTAGGTAAAAATTATCTTATTCTCTACAATAACAAAAATTATGCTAAGAAAAAACAAATGGGGGATTTACTTGAGGCCGATAGTGATATCCGAGTAATTAATAACATTGAGCATGACATTCAAAGAGAAGATAAAAAAGACTACTTTCAATACTACATAGAGTACATGGAAGATAATTTAGATAGATTTTATAAAGATCCATTAGACCACCACATCGCCCATTCTGTAATTTACTTGTTTAAACAAAGAGAAAATTTAGAAATATTCAATAAAAAAGCTCTTTACATCTATATTAGAGAAATTACAAACTGTGAAACACCTGCTATTACCAAAGTAGTAAAACAAATGAAAGCTCAATACTTTGAGTTATTTAATCAATACGAAGATATAGGACAGATAGAGGGGTTGTAGGGCTGTATATTTATAACAAAATTAAATATGAGCAACCCACTAGATACCACAGTTTTTGAGGGAAAAACCGTTTCTGATCTATTTAAGGAAATCTACGGCAATTCAAAGAAAAAAGACAAACAAATCAACACTCTTATTTCTGAATTAAAACCCCTTATTCAAGACATAGGAGATGCTCCTGTTGTTGTTCCACTTATAAAAGAGTATTTAGAAATTGGTGTTAAAAATGACGAACACATCATTAAATTAACAGCTATTGTTCAAAGAATGATGAATAATACCGCTGGTGGTGGTAGTGATTCACTCCTCTCAGATGAGGAACTTAAACAACTCCAATCAATAGCGGAAGATATAGCAAAAGGAGAAGATGGCAAGTAATATTCAAAATACTGGTGTTTCAACTAGTACCTCATCTACAGGTGGTACTCGCTCTAATGTTGTTAGGGTATTTGATATTGTTCTAGATGCAAATCACCCTATTTTTGATAACATCCAATATGACCCCACATTAGTTGGAATGGTATTTTATGGAGATAAGGATTTAGATATTACTACTGTTAATAGTTTATCCTTACCCAAAGCCCTACCTAAATTTGGTCCTCAAAAAATACCTCTTAAATATGAATGTGTAAAGATAGAAACTGGTCCCTCACCCGATATTTATACCGATATTGGTGGTAATAATGCATTTAATTATGTTTATTACGGTGAGGTAGTACCCGTTTTTGGAAATTCTGTCCATAATGCTTTACCAAGCCAAAAAAATTTAGCTTCAACCACTCCTACATCTGAAGAGTCGGTTTTAGCCTCTAATGGTACCCCAAATCAATCCCAACCAAAAGAATTATCTTTAGATGACACTGGAAATTTTCAAGCCCAAGATAATGTTAAAAACCTTCAACCATATGCAGGTGATGTAATCACAGAAGGTAGAGCAGGTCAAACAATTAGGATGGGTACAACTAATAAAGAAGGAGCTAATAACTGGAGTGATGGTGATACTTTTGGGGACCCAGTAATGATTATGAGGGTTGGTCAATCAGAGAATCAACAAGGTTCAACTGTGGTTGAGGATGTAAATGGGGATGCTTCATCTATTTATATGTTTGCAAATCAAAAACTCAATAACATACAACTTACAACTACAAATTTTGAGTCTTGCCAAGCAACCTATACAGAAGCAACTGTACCCACAGTTCAATTAACAATATCCCCATTAGAGTCTTTACCCCCTAAACCTATTCCTATCGCTCCACAAGAACCATTCTTGTTAACCGGTTCTATTATAAAAGAAACCTCACCACCACCAGTAACATCTTCTTTTTCTGATGATGAGTTAGTGGATCCTGTGTTTGCTGCGTTGGCTGAGGTTGAGGAAGAAGGTCTATTAATAATAGAAACCACTCCTGGATGGGAATCAAATGAACCAGATACTAATACCCCCATCTCAGATGTCCCTACAAATAACTTAAATGAAAAAGATGCTGCTAGAGTTCTTAACCCTAACAGGATAGGGTATCAAATAGCTACTAAAACCCCATTATATAGTAAATATAAATTTGATGTTGGTTTTGGAAGAGACGATGCCACAGAAGAGGACTCTAAATTATCAAAAATGCAACCTTTTATAGATAATGGTACCATAGTTGAAGTTGGAGATGCAAACACTAATTCCAATAAATTTAGTAGATGGATGGATACTGCAATAATATTTAAGGGTAAGTACTATTTACATAAGACCGCAGCCCCACCATTTTTTAATTGGTTAAATGAATTAGATTATAATAATATAAATTATCACATAACTTCCGCTCTTAGGTTTGGAAAAAACACAGGAGCAGGACCTCATGGATATGGATTAGCTGTGGATTTTGGTAATTTACATCAAATAGTAGATGGTAGTACAAATCTTATAACTAATAAACAAGCTAGAATTAATTCAACTGAATATAGAGAAATTGCTGAAATAGGTAAAAAATATGGATGGTATAATCCTTGGAGGTTATCAGATAGTGGTGGTGATATAGATGAAATATGGCATTTTGAATACTGGGGCGAAGTTTAAATATAAAATAATATGGCATACAAATTTATACAACCAAACGAATACCAAGGAAAACAACTTATCCTAGACAGCGATCGTGTATTATTTCATGGTCGTAAAGATACTATCTTGGTTGCAAATGAGGCTTTTGTTGTCACTGCTGATGAATTACATTCAAACGCTAACAATTTAGCTAAAATAAACTCTCCTTTAGTTTATATTGGACCTGTTGAAAACCAACAAGATCCCAATAACCCAGCAGTAAAAGGAGAAGAACTAGTAGATACATTAGGACAAATGATTGATAAATTTATCCAATTCTTAACAGTCCAATATCCTTTAACAGCTACTACCCCTAATGTTGGTTCTCCATCCCCATCAAACGCAGCTGCTGTTAAACCCCTAATAGGTGAGTTAAATGTATTAAAAAATAGTTTGGATATTATTAAAAGTGATAAAGTATTTATAAAATAAGATTATGGCAATAAGTGGAGCAATAAAAAATATATTAACAACTAACCAGGGGTTAGTAAATCAAGCTAAAGACCAACTCAAACAAGCATCTCTAAATAAAGCTCAAGAGGAAGCCCTAAAAAGAGCACCTGATATCTCAGACTTAACACAACCCTCAGGAGTAAGTGGGATTAGTAATAGTGATATAATTGCTTTAGCTAATCAAGAAACTACAATTACTGACTTACAACAAAAAGCTACAATTAGTACTCCCCTCTCTGTTAAAAAAGTTCAAGAAGTAGATACACTTTATAATAAACTTAAAAATACAACCACATCAATTGATAGTCAACTTAATAGTTTTAATCAACAATTAAATGCCATAAGTAAAAAGGTAGATATAGCTGAATCTTTATTTGGTAAGATAAATCAAGTTATTGAAATTGTAAATCCCTTAATCAACACTCTTAAATTTGCTGTACCTGTAGCAGCCAACGCAGCTATTGCTGCCAGTTCGGGTCCCGCAGCTAGTGGGGCTGTAATAGATAGAGCCCAAAAAGCACGAGATAAAGCTCTTGGGTTTGTTAGTGAATTTGAAAGTATAATAAAAATTTTCACAGATATATTTGATTTTATAAATAAACAAATAAGAGAAATCAAATCCATTTTAGACCCTGCTAAAGTCGTTTTACGGGATACTATATCCTTTATATCTAATATAGTTTTACAATTGGATGGATTTTACAGATTATTTTTATCTCTTCTTAATATTACTGCTAATGAAGATTTAGAAAACGCTGGAACAAACATTATAGATGAAACACCAGACGAAGAATTAGGAGACCTATTATCTAATTTACCAGATGGTGGGAGTATATATAACCAAAACCCACCACAAAAAATATTTGAATTATTAGGAACTCCCCCTAAAACAGGATATAGATACAAAAATATCTCATCAGACGATACTCCTTAATATTTATAATAAAATACCCAAATGACTAAAAAAGACCTTACAAAGTTAATTAGACATGTTGTACGCGAGGAGGTTGAATACGCTGTTAAAAAAGAGATTAAACTTTTAAAAGAAGAATTAAAAGAAACTCAACCTTTAATAGAATCAACCCAACCCCAATCAAAAAATTACACCAATAATGGTGCATTAAATAATTTACTAAATGAAACTGCTTTAAGTTTCTCTAGTAAAGATGCACAAGCTTTTGGAGCAATGCGCCAGGCTGGTCAATCTCCGGTTTCCTTAAGTGAACCTTTCCAACCTATTGGAGGAACAATTACAGACCCTGTAATGCCTGCTGTCAATCCTAATGACCCAGTAGCACAATTCATTAATAAAGATTATAGAGCTGTAATGTCAGCTATTGATAATAAGAAAAATCATAGACCTTAATGGCAATTAGAGTAAGAAATCCAATTAGAATTAACCCTTTAGACACTATTGATAAAGTGGGTGTAGGGGTTAAACTCCCTTTCAATCGAAAGAATGTATTCACCCAGGATTTTACTACTAAAGACCATGCTAAGTCTAAATTAATAAATCTCTTACTCACAGACCCAGGTGAACGAGTTTATCAACCATTATTTGGTGTTGGTTTGAGAAGGTTACTATTTGAGCAAGAAATTGATTCTGAAACTTTAAGAGAAAGAGTTAATAACCAAGCACAAATTTATATCCCGGAAATATCTGTGGATAATATAGAAGTAAGACCAGATGGGCATCTTGTTTTTCTCACAGTAAACTATACTTTATTATTTAATAATGAAAATGATGGAGTTGCCTTAAGTTTTACAAATTCAAACCCTAACACACTATAATAATGGGATATTCTAAGGTAAATAATAAGAATAAGAAAGATATAACTTACCTAAATAAAAATTATAATGATTTTAAGCAAAATCTTATTGACTTTGCTAAAAATTATTTTCCTAATGTGGTAAATGACTTTAGTGAAGCATCACCAGGTACTATGTTTATTGAAATGTCATCGTATGTGGGTGATGTACTTTCATTCTATCTTGATACTCAAATTCAAGAGAATTTTATTCAGTATGCAAAGGAAAGAGAAAATCTATATTCATTAGCGTATAATTTAGGATATAGACCAGCGGTAACAAACCCATCCTCGGTAACACTAGATTTGTTTCAACAAATTCCAGCCAAAGTGGTTGGTAGTACAACATTACCTGATTATGATTATGCCTTAAGGGTTAATCGTAACTCAACATTTTTAGGCCCTTCAACCTTACCTTTCCTCATTCAAGATGATGTTGATTTTAGTTTCAGTAGCTCATTCGATCCTACCGAATTATCAGTTTATCAAATTGATGCCTCTAATAATCAGCCTGAATATTATTTATTAAAAAAGAAAGTTAAGGCAATTTCGGCAGAACTAAAAACCAAAACAATAAGTGTAGGATCTCCAACTAAATTTTTAACTCTTGATATTGAAGATACAAATATTATAGGAATTGAATCTATGGTAGATTCTGACGGAAATACTTATACTGAGGTACCTTATTTAGCTCAAGAAACTGTTTTTGAAGACGTACCAAACGTAGCTGCAAATGATCCTGAACTAAACCAATATAATAACCAAACACCATACTTACTCCGTATCAAGAAAGTCCCTAAAAGATTTGTTTCAAGATTTAAATCTACAGGTGTTCTTCAATTACAATTTGGAGCAGGTGCAACAAGTGGTGACGATGAAGAAATTATCCCAAACCCAGATAATGTGGGTGAAGGAATTTCAGATGGTAGATCGTTAATTGATTTTGCCTTTGATCCATCTAACTTCTTATTTACTAAAACATATGGTGAGGTACCTTCAAACACTACTTTAACTATAACCTACATGGTGGGTGGTGGTTTAGCATCTAATATTGACTCAAACCTTATTACAAGAAAAGGAACTACCTCAACAACCCCAACAGCAGGTAATTTAGATTCTACTGTATTAAATACAGCCATTAATTCAATTGCTGTAAATAACCCAGAACCAGCTACTGGTGGGGGTGATGGTGATTCAGTAGAAGATATTAGATTAAATGCTGTAGCTAATTTCTCAGCACAACAAAGAACAGTAACTAAAGATGATTATTTATTTAGAGCGCTTGCAATGCCATCTAAATTTGGTAAAGTAGCTAAAGTATATATTATGCAAGATAATCAGATATCTGTTAGTTCAAATAAGAGAATATCAAATCCTAATGCACTTAATTTATATACATTGGGGTATAATATTAATAAAAATCTTAATAATTTATCTTTAGCCGCTAAAGAAAATTTAGCAACCTATTTAGATCAATATAGAATGTTAACTGACTCTATCAATATTAAAGATGGATATGTTATTAATGTTGGTATAGATTTTGATATAGTAGTTGCACCTAATTTTAATAACGAGGAAGTATTATTAAATTGTGTTACGGAACTTCAAAGTTATTTTAATGTAGATAGATGGCAACTAAACCAACCAATCATTCTGGGAGAAATAGCAAACACATTATATCAAGTACCTGGTGTACAAACAGTAACTAGTATTAATATAATGAATAAAGCGGGTGAATCCCTAGGTTATTCAAAATACAAATATGATATAGATAGTGCAACGGTGAATGGAGTAATTTATCCTTCACAGGACCCATCCATATTTGAAGTTAAGTATCCAAACACTGATATTAAAGGAAGAGTAAACCAAGTATAAGATGGCAATTTATAAAATATTTCCAGTAAATGATTCAACCATATATTCTCACCCACTTAGGAGAGATTTAAATACTGGATTGGATGAAATATTAGAATTAACGGAAGAACAATCAAACACAGGTATTGATTATTTCCCTTCAAGAATTCTTATAACATTTAAGGACTCCGAAATAACTGATGTTTTTCAAAATAAAATAGGAGCTAGTTCGTACTCAGCTAGTTTACAACTTTTTACTACTGAAAATAGAGATTTAGCAGCTACACAAACAATAGAGGTTTACCCCGTTTCTGGAGCTTGGAATAATGGTACTGGTAAATATCTAAATGACCCATCTTCATCAGATGGTGTCTCATGGACTTACAGAGATAATAAAACAGCAGCTACTGAATGGTTGACTTCTTCTTTCTCAACAGGGGTTACAGCAAGTTTTTCAGGTACTGCTTATGGAGGTGGAAATTGGTACACAGGTAGTGGATTTGAAAACACGGCCTCATTTACGTTAGTTGATAATTTAGATTTAGATGTTAACATAACAAACGTAGTTCAAAAATACTCAGCCAGTTTATTTGCATCCCAAACATACCCAACAGGTATTGCAAATAATGGTTTTCTTCTTAAGAGACCAGACAATGAAGAATTTGGAAACGTTAACCAAGGTTTACTCCAATACTTTAGTTTAGAAACACATACAATATTCCCACCTAGTCTTACGTTTAAGTGGGATGATTCATCATATTCAACGGGATCGGGTGAGGTGCTGACTACGGGACAGCTATTTTGTACTCTCGCTAATAATAAAGAAGAGTTTAAACAAGAAGAAGAATATACTTTTAGACTAAATGTTAGAAAACGTTACCCAACTCGTGCATTTGTTACCTCATCAAATTTCTTGAATGTAAATTATTTTACATCTGAATCTTACTACTCAATTAGAGATGCTGCCACTGAATTAGAGGTAATTCCATTTAATGATAATTTTACTAAAATAAGTGCTGATTCTAATGGTATGTATTTCAAAATATGGATGAATGGTTTAGAACCCGAAAGGTACTATAAACTCATATTTAAACACGTAAATAACGACGGAGTTACAATTTTTGATAATAATGATACCTTTAAGATAGTTAGATAATGGCTTATAACTTTGGTGGAAAAAATACACAGGGTTCTCAACAAACTCCAAATGGATATTCTCCTGCGAATGAGGGGAAAGGTAGTGGGGTTACTATAAATAAAGAAGAATATAAACCACCAACCCCGGCACTCCCAACCCCTGAACCTCAAAAAGAAGAATTTAATACAAACATTGAAGGTAATGTAGTATTTGATAAAACCATATATAGTAGAGCTCAATTTGATCAGTTAGTAGATAATGGTTTTTCAGAATTAACCCAAAGACAGAATAATTTCAATACTAATCAATTTTTTGAACAGTATAACCGTTTATTTTTTGAGATACCTAAAGATGGTCAAAATTCTCACAAAACCCTAGTAGATAATAGTACTACATATTTAGGAAATTTTATTGATACTAAAGATGATGAAATAGCTCGTTTAAATGAAATTATAGCTGATCTACAAGTCCA